ACCTTCAGTCCGTTGTGCTTGTAAGCCTCAGGGTTCTGCTTGTTCACGTTGCCGCGGTACATAATGTACGGCTCACCGGTAGCCTTACGCTTTTGCAAAACCTTAGACCAACGTTTGCGTGCATCCTCGTCTCCTTCTTCTAGGCGACGCATAAACTTGTCTGAGATGACAACGCACTGGTGCAGATTAAGGCTCTGGCGGTTCACGTCACCCTTAGGTTCGCGGATCTCAATCCACTCCCAGAAGTCATCGTGTTCGATGTTTAGGTTCACTGAAGCGGCACCGCGGCGCACATTACCCTGAGAGGTAGCTAGGATGGTTGAGTCGTAGATCTTACAGAAAGGAACTACGCCATCGGTAGTACCATTGCTGTTGGAGATTGGAGATCCAGCGGGGCGAAGCATATTGATACCAATGCCTACTCCGCCTCCGTGTTTGGCCAGCATCATAAGCTCGAGGTTCTTTGAGCCGATGTCGTACACGCTATCAGCCACGTCAATGCCGTAACAGCTGATCGGAAGGCCGCGGTCCGTTCCCATATTGGCGAGTACAGGCGTAGCCAGTCCAAGCCAGTTGTTCCAGATGTACTCGAAGAACTTAGGTGCAAGCTCAGGCTTGTACAGACGACGAGCAGCAGCGTTAGCCACACGCCAGTATGCGTCTACTGGTTTCTCTCCAGGCATCAAGTATCCCTTTGAGATTGTCTTCACATACTCGTCTGTATTGCCCCACTCTGGGAAGTCTACACCAAGTTCCCACCCCATTGATTCAGCTACATTCTTAGCCATTGTTTATCTTGTTTAAGATTATACTGTTGATGAATTCATACCTTTCACGGTATGTTTTGTTTGTAGCAATTTCATTGGCTACAACTTGATTACTGTGAACCACGGTAGAGTGGTCCCTGTTTAATCTTTGGCCTGATTTAGCTAGCGTAAAATTCGCATACTTATGTATGAAGTGAACAGCAAGTTGCCTTGCTTCACGAACTTTAGCCACACGACTTCGGCTTCTCATTGCCCAAACAGGGACGCCATATTCGTCCCTGATTGTGGTTACTACGGCTATTACTGTGTTCATTAGTCCCATTTGCTCCCCCTGTAGCCTAGTGTGTGTAAATAAGATTCCATAAGTGCTGCCATTTGAGGCGTTTTGTGTTTTGATATTATTTCTAAATCAATGATAGATTTACCATTATTTTTATGATTGTGCATTCGTCTGTATAAATTTGAAGTTATACCAACATAATGTTCTTCTGGAAGGTAATATACAATCCAGCCATCTTGTTCTCTCTTTTTATTTGCGGATATTTCTCTTCTTTTTTCGTTCCTGCATACTGTACAATATCTTTGGCGACCATTCTTCCTACTAGAGTCTTTATTGAATTTAGTCTCATCTTTCTCCTCATTGCAAAGGCTGCAAACTATTAGTCCCATATCGCCTCGAAATCTTCTCCTTCGTTAGCTTTACTATAATCTGTTGGTCTTATGGCAAAGAAGTCAGTATGCGTTACTCCTCCGGATAAGTGATTAAACCAGTCGAGCTCAGCTGCTTTCTCTTTGTCGTAGTCAAAGATACTTTCATATCCCAACTCCTGCAACTTTTCGTTCGCTCTTTTCTTAATGAATTCCTTAAGATCAGATGACTTCAGGTTCTCAAGGTCGCCCATCTCAAACATCTTGTCGATGAAGTTCATCTCCATCTCAACAGCTATACGTGCGGCCTCTTCTACTTTCGTACGTACTTCGCGACGAATCTCCGTGTGTTGATCGCATAGGTGATTGAACAAGACACATCCCATCTTGCTATGTAGGCTCTCATCTCGTACGCTCCACTTCATCTGTTGGCCAATACCTTTCAGGAGGTTACGCATCTGGAATGAGTAAAGAACGGCAAACGAAGAATACAGAGCTACACCCTCGGCGAACGCTGAGAACACTGCAATGGAACGAGCAACATCCTTGCGAGCTACTGGGCTTATCTTCAGGATGTTGTGATCGTAACCAGCTTTCGTATTGACGAGGTTTTCAAAACGAGCAGCTGTAGAAGGCTCGTGAAGAAAAGCCTCGAAGTCTTCAAGGCCAAGCGTCTCGTTGAGGTAGCTGTATGCCGCGGCGTGGATGGTCTCCTGCGAACCGAACATCATCGCCATCTGTTTGATCTCGTGCTTTGGAAACCACTTGGTCACCATACTAGTCCAATAGTCTCCGACAGCTGTCTCTGTCTGGGCAAAGCCAAGTAAGATGTTGCCTACGAGGTTTCGCTCGGCAGGCGTTAGGTGCTCCTTGAAGTCCTTCACGTCGCTCTGCATTGAAATCTCTGTATGCAGCCAGAAGGCTTGGGCTTGAGGTAGCCATCCGTCGGTGTAGTACTGCGGGTACTCGAATGGCTTATAGGCTACGCGTTCATCGAACAGTCCCATATTGATTGATTTTAGGTTAGACAAAAAAGGGCCACAAGATGTGACCCGAAGCGGAGCGCTAAGATACTTAGATACTATAAACCAAGCAAGGCTGTGATGTCTTTTCCTAAAGAAATATTGTAGTATCCTACTACCTTGACAATCACATTCTTATTACGAAAGTGGGTAGTCGTCGGCATTTTTCTGTCGCTCCAAAGTGGCTCGTCTATCTCGTCTAAACGGAAAGACCACACTCCTTTTGGTGTTGAGTTGATGTAGATCGGCTTTGTATTAAACATCGCCGATCTTTTAATCAACGCCTCATACTTTGCTTTCTCAATCACAAGGTCGTCGTAATGAGAGCGACGGCACTTGAGTTCAATGTCAGCATTGTATAGCAGGGAGTAGCAGTCGTACTCAGAAGTTCTATGCTCGCTAACCTCAAGGTCTGGAGCTAGGTAGAGTTTAACTAGGTTAAACAGCTCTCGTTCCCTAAGTATCATCCTATGTATTTTAGACGCTTAAGATTGATCTTATCGAGGTTGTAGTCCTCGTGATCCCTAAGGTCATCAAACAGGTTGCTTGCCATCTTCTTAGCTAGCTTTTTGTCCATAGACTCAATAGCCTCAGCCCATTCTTCTTTGGTACGGCATAGCATACCAGTCTCTCCGTGGCGGATGACTTTGCTGTACGGCTTCGTGTTGGAAGCAATGACAGCTGTCTTAGTCCAGGCTGCCTCGGTAATCTTCAGATCACTCTTGCACCAATTGAATCTGTTCCCCACAAGTGGGACCAGGCTAACGTCAAAGTTCTTGTACATCTTTCCGTAGTTCCAGATGTCCCGGGGAGGAGACATCTTATCGAACTTAAGAATCTCTTCGTACTCCATCCCTTCTACGCCGTAGGTGTAGACATTTGAGAAGTCGTAGCCAATCTCTTTTATATCATTGATATGGCCAAGAGCGCCCACGTACCCAAAGCGGATAGCACTAGAAGAATATTTACGATGGTTTCTCCATTGATCTTCTGTTTCATCGACAGCATTGTTTACAAATTCTATAACAGCTCGCGGGTTTACGGCAGCCATTTGCTTAGCTAGATACTTTGATGGCGTCCAGATCACGTCAGCAATACGGATGGTCTTCTTGATGTCCGGGCCATAGTAAACCTCGTATAAAGCCTTAGCTGGATTCTCAGGGTTCAGCGTCCAGTAGTCATCGTTATCAAGGATAAGCTTGATGCCGTTTGCCTTGAGCATCTGGCTAAACTTCTGGTGGTTTGTAACAGAAGCCTTTCTCGAAATGATAAGGTTCGTTACAGCATTCAGGTTTATATTCTTAAGCTCCTCAAGGTTTTCGATCCAGTGGAGGTTGACTCCTTGGGCCTGAAGCCTGCGAAGAGGTACGATGAGCCTGTGGTAATTGATACCATTAAGCCCATCGATATGTACTAGCGTAATCATCCGTGTTGTTCCTTGTACTCATTCAATGCTGCACGCATCAAATCAAGTTCAATACGGAATGAACGTGAGTACTTATTTGTTATTTCGCTTAGTTGTTTTTCGTCCAGAACTGGGTTGCCCTTTTCGTCGTGTACTGCTTCGTACAGTTCTGCGCTTCCTTCCGAGATCCGTGCTGTCGCTAGGAAGTAAATCCGGCTGAGTTGTTCTAGTGTCATCTTGAATTAAAGTATAATTGTAACAGATTATTTTAGCGAGGTATTGATCTTTTTTGAGAGTCGCATCATATTCGATTCTAAGCTCCACGAAGTATTTAGGAGTATCATCGTGAACGTATCCATTATACCGTAGATAATCTGCAAGAAAC